GAGAAAAATGGAAGACAGAGTAACTACTAGGGAAGAACTAATCTTTCCTATTTACGTTATACATAGTGATAATGTAGAACTTATTGATGGCATACTGTGGCTAGATAACCAGGTGCTTGACGATAAGAACATGTTAGGACACACTCTAGGAATACGCAGATTGCAGACAGAGATGAAAAACCTCTATCCTCTACGTTACCAGTTGGAAGACGAAGTTGCTATGATGCAACATAAGAGAAAAACTTTTATTGATAGCGAGGGCAGAGTGTTTAACTACGAAAAGACACAAACTGTTAAGATTCAATACCATAAAATAACTAAACGTCAAAAGAAAGGAGTAGCTACAGTATTGTGGCTTAAAGATTGTCCCTTTCCTTTTGCAGAAAAAAGTCCCCCTAGTGAAGAACTGACGTGGGCAGGAGTTATGTATTTAGAAGGATTCCCTTGGAAGATATTTAATTTCGCAGAAGAACAAAAGAAGTCAACTTGGAGAAAGATATGACAACAGCCAAGAATGATATTACAGGCGACTTTATAAAAAGTAAAGCCACTAACAAAGCTTATTCCGATAACTGGGATAACATATTCAGGAGAAAAATGGAAGTAGTAATTTATGGAAAAGATAACTGTCCGTACTGTGAGATGGCGCTAAAGCTGTGTCAACAGAAAGACGTAAAAACCATGTATAAGAAACTTGGTAGAGATTTTGATAGGCTAGAGATGGCTAAAGAATTTCCTAATGCAAGAACATTCCCTCAAATAATATTTGATGGAGAGAAAATCGGTGGGTATACCGAACTGGAGAAAAAGTGGACATAGACAAGATTACTGAAAAAATGAAGAAGAATGTCGTGTTACTAGAGTACACTAGTCTTGTTTCTGGCAATCAGAAAATTAGAGAAATGACTTTAGATTATAACTTTATTCCTGAGAAAGCTCAGATATTCAGTAAGTTACCTACAAGTGATAAATTGATAGCATTTGATATAGAGTTTGATAGATGGGACGATATTGACCCTGACACTATACTTAGTTGGAAAGTGATAGAAACTTCAAAGGGTGATTAAATGTGTGGATTTGTAGGCACAACAAATAAGCATTTATGTAGATTAATGTTACAAAAGCAAGAGCACCGCGGACCAGATGGTATGTCCTTTTGGGAAGATGATACGTTTGCTTTTGGGCATGCTTTACTTGATATAACAGGTGCTAAACAAACCCAACCTTACATCACTCCCCAAGGAAATGTACTCCTATTCAATGGAGAAATGTATGACTCTAGGGAAACTAATGATACAGCTTGGCTAGGTAAAATGCTAGATAAGTATGGAACGCCCACACTAGAGTGGACAGATTGGCACGGCTCTATAGCATACTATAATAAAGAACATAATCAACTTCATTTAATCAGAGACCACTTTGGTACAAAACCTTTATGGTGGGGCTTTGATGGTAACACCTTTGAGTTTAGTACAAGTTGTAAGTCTTTTTTACATAAAGAATTAGCTGTAAATGAAAGAAAGTTTGGCTCTATGGGAGACGAGTGTATATGGAAAGGTTATCATAAAGTAGAACCAGGTGCATTTTTAACTTTTGAATTAGACAAAAATTTTAAACTAAACAGAAGAAACATGTGGAATTACTACAACTTTCACAAGCAACTTTTTAATGCCGAAGAATTTGTAGAAAAAACAAAAGAGTCTATCTTAAAGGTAGCAAATTATGGTAATTCTACCAACAAACATGCAATATTTCTAAGTGGCGGGTTCGACAGCACGCTAGTAGCTAGTATATGCCGTGAAAGTACTAAGGATATCACGCTTTTCACTTGCGGTTATACAAACGAAAAAGGAAACACTCATGAACATTGGGGATTTCAAGAAGAATCTCGTATGGCTAAAACTACTGCCGAATTGTTCGGTAGAGAGTTAATTCATGTAGATTTGAGTAGAGATGAGAGAATCTCACTAGGCAAGACATGGTTAGCAGGAACTCATTATGCGTGGTCAGACCACAATAGGCAAGCTCCTCGTTACAAGTTAGCTAGAGCAGCTGCAGAACATGGCTGTAAAGTAGTATTAACAGGAGATAGTGGAGACGAACTATACTCGGGATATTTACATCACAACAAAAGATTTGATGAAGAATATTGCCTAGCTATGATGGAGAAGGCAAGAGAATGGAGATGGTTTCCAGATGAGTGTTTTGACTGTACAGACCCTATGGCAAACAGTCTTTTTATAGACTTACTTACTACCTCTGAGCAGAATATTCTAGCAACAGACCAGACTTGTGGGCTATTTGGTATGGAGTCAAGAATACCTTTACTTACACAAAGATATGTACATTATAATATGACGTTACCCACAAAAACAAGATTTAAACAGTTACAACCCTATGAACTTGGAACTACTAAGTATCTAATGAGAGAAATCATGAAAGATTACTTACCAGATCACGTAATTAACAGAAAGACTAAAACAGGGTGGAGCTCACCCTGGGATAATAACCACCCACAACAAGCCGCACGTTGGAGAAACGAAGACTTGGAACTACTAAAAAGGCTAGGAGCATGAAACACGAGAAGAGTTATAATAAATGGCAGATATGGAAGCACGCCCTAGGCTCATTTAGTGAGCAAGATGGCTATGAGAAGAAGAATGATAACGCCATTACTTATATAAGAACGTTTATTGTAGTCTCAAATCTAATATGTGCATACGTAATTATGGCAAATGTAATAGTTAGCTGGATTGTATGAAGGCAGTAATAAGTAACCGAATACAGTTGCAAGGCGACAGTCGTTTCCTTGGGTTACTAGAGCAGGAACTAACTTATACGCTACCTCCTCGTATGCCTCAAGACCCACCTATGGTAATTAAAACAATTCGCCCACTGCGAGATGGTTTAGTTTCCATACCTGTCGGTCGAATTGATTTAATACCAGAAGATTACGAAATTGTCGACAAGCGCGTAACAGCGCCAACGCACTTTCCTGAGTTTAAGTTTGAGTTACGTGCGTCCCAGCAGGTGGTTTATGACGCAGTAGAAGACAATAGTATAATTAACGCTTGGGTAAGTTGGGGAAAGACTTTTACAGGTCTTTCTATAGCTGCTAAGCTTGGTCAGAAAACATTAGTAGTAACACATACTACAAACCTACGTAATCAGTGGGAAAAAGAGGTACAAAAATGCTTTGGGATAAAGGCAGGGAGAATCGGAAGCGGGGAGTTCAACACTTCGTCTCCGATAGTAGTGGGAAACATTCAGAGTTTATACCGCAGGATAGACGAGATAAAACATTTGTTCGGGACAGTAATCCTAGACGAGATGCACCATGTTTCGTCGCCGACGTTTACCCGAATAGTAGACGAAATGCCAGCAAGATTCAAAGTGGGACTAACAGGAACACTAGAGAGGAAGGACGGCAGACACGTAGTATTCAGGGATTACTTTGGTCAGAACGTACATAAACCGCCTAAAGAAAACTACATGATTCCAGAAATAGATTGTATCAAAAGTGATGTACGATTCCTTGACGGATCGTTTACTCCTTGGGCAGAAAGAATCAATCATTTGGCAGAGAACGAAGAATATATACATAGTATTGCTCTGATTGCGTCAACATATGCTGCGGAAGGTCATAAGGTACTAGTAGTATCGGATAGAGTCTCATTCCTTAAAGTGTGTCAACGATTGGTTGGTGAAAATGCAGTCTGCATAACCGGAGACATGGATTTTACGGAAAGAGAAAATACTATGAGGAGAATGGGTGCTGACAGAAATATTCTGTTTGGTACGCAGTCAATTTTCTCAGAAGGTATATCTCTAGATGTGCTAAGTTGTCTAATACTGGCTACACCAGTAAACAACGAACCACTTCTTACTCAGCTAATAGGTAGAGTTATTCGTAAAAAAGAGGGTAAAATACAGCCCAAAATAGTAGATATACATTTGTTAGGAAAAACTGCTAGTAGGCAGGCTAATGCACGAATGGGATATTATGTTAAACAAGATTATAAGGTGAACATCAAGTAATCAGAAACTTTATTTGAATTAAATACATGGAAAAAATAGTTCTTGACAACCCCTCAAAAAATTGGTATAATATATGATATATTTTGACTGGAAGAAGATTTTAGAAGCAAGCCATGGCAATGTTGGTGACATCATAACCATACTAAGGATTGTGACTTATAAACAGACTCCTAAAAATTATTACGATAAGACCTTTAGGTTTTATGAAAAAAGCTTTCATGGTAGTAGCTTTCTGGTTAACCCAGTTGCACTACTTGAAAAAGGGCGTGCCTTTAGCGATAAAGAGGTTGCGGAGTATGTAGGTGTTGCTTCATTCCGTAATTCTTTCGAGTACGCAAAAACAAAAGACACCACACTAGATCTCATTTACTGTCAAGTAAGTGAGAACACTATTAACCAAAACAGACTGCTCGAGATTAGAGATGGAATAATCCACTTCAAATACGAGGAGACATTATAGGAGATTATTATGGCTATTGGCTTTAATACAACGAAGGGCTCAGCCCAAAAGACCAAAATTGAGACTTACAACTTTGGCAACAAGGAAGATCATCACATACGACTAGTAGGTGACTTACTTCCAAGATACGTTTACTGGATCAAAGGAGAGAACAACAAGAATATTCCTATGGAATGTTTGTCTTTTGACAGAAATTCAGAAACGTTTAACAATATCGAGCATGACCATGTTCGAGATTACTTCCCAGACCTAAAATGCGGTTGGGCTTATGCAGTCCAAGGTATCGACTACTCTGATAAAAGTATCAAAGTGGTTAATCTAAAAAGGAAACTTTTTGACCAAATTTTAGTAGCAATGGAAGAGCTAGGAAATCCTACAGACCAGACTACTGGTTGGGATATTTACTTCAAGAGATTGAAGACTGGCCCACAGGTGTTCAATGTTGAATATCAATTAGCAATGCTTAAATGTAAGCCTAGAGCTTTAGAAGATTGGGAACAAGAACTTGTCGCAGACCTTAAGTCTATGGACGACGTTCTTCCAAGACCTACAGCTGACGCGCAACTTGAGTTACTTAAGAAAGTTCAAGGTGCAGAATCTAACGAAACAGTAGACGAGGAGTTTGACGTATCATGATTGGAGTAGGACAAAAGTTTCCGCTTTACACACTTAACTGTGTAGACCTGAACGATGAAATGGTTGAAGTCGACACGTGGTCTGAAGTAGACGGCGAGTGGTTGGTAATTTATTTTTACCCCAAAGACTTTACTTTTATATGTCCGACCGAGATTGCGGGTATGGATATACTTGTAGAACATGCTGAAGTTATAGGTATTAGTGGCGATAATGAGTATTGTAAGATGGCTTGGAAAACAGCTGTTGGAGCAATACGAAATATCAACCATACCTTAGCTGCTGACTGTGGATTATACCTAGCTGAAGAGTTAGGTATAGTTGATAATAATGAAGGTGTAGCTCTTAGAGCCACTTACATTATAGACCCAGAAGGCTATATACAGCATGTATCAGTAAATGCTTTAGATACAGGCAGAAATGCAAACGAAGTACTAAGAACATTACAGTCTTTACAGGCTGGTGGACTTACAGGTTGTGAATGGCAACCAGGAGACGACTTCGTAGCATGATATTATACACAGCCGACTGGCACATTAAACTCGGACAGAAAAACGTACCTGTAGATTGGGCAACCAATAGATACACTATGTTCTTTGACCAGATTACTGAGTTGGAAAATGACTGTGATTTGCACATCATTGGCGGGGATTTGTTTGATCGAGTCCCCTCAATGGACGAACTTACCCTATACTTTGATTTTATAAGAAGGGTAACTATTCCTACTATTATTTATGACGGAAATCATGAAGCTACTAGGAAGAATAAGACTTTCTTTACTAACCTAAAGAAAGCAACTTCAGATGTTAACGCATTAGTAGAGGTTATAGACTCTACTTATGTACAAGATGATTGGGCTATATTACCTTATGCTGATTTGCACCGCAAAAACAGTATAGAGTCGATAGATGCCGAGATTCTTTTTACGCATGTTAGGGGGGAAATACCCCCTCATGTAATGCCTGAAGTAGAATTAGAAAGGTTTGACAAGTTTAAGACTGTCTTTGCTGGAGATTTACATGCTCACGAGAATACTCAAAGAAACATAGTATATCCTGGCAGTCCTATGACAACCAGTTTCCACAGGAACAGAGTAAAGACAGGTGCTTTACTTATAGACAAGGATTGGTCATGGACATGGCATGAACTTGATTTACCTCAGCTAATCAGAAAAACTGTATCAGACCCAGACAGTATGATACAGACTGACTTTGACCATACAATTTACGAACTCGAAGGCGACGTTCAGGATTTGGCAAAGATTAAGAACTCAGAACTCTTAGACAAGAAAGTTGTAAAACGACATGTAGAAGCTACATTGTCTCTTACTTCTGATATGTCCATGAGTGATGAACTTGTAGTATACTTACGAGATATACTAAATTTAGAAGAAGAAAAGATAAAACCAATTATAGGAGTGTACAATGATTATTCTACAGAAGTTAGCTTGGGATAACTGTTTCTCCTATGGGTCAAACAATGAAATCGATCTTGCAGAAGCAAATCTAACACAGCTAGTAGGCACAAATGGAGTAGGTAAATCATCTATTCCACTTATTCTTGAAGAAGTATTATTCAACAAGAATAGTAAGAATGTGAAAAAAGCTGATATTGCTAATAGATATATAAATCAAGGCTATGATATTAGTCTAGATTTTACTGTTGATACTGATGTCTACAACATCACAGTTAATAGACGAGCAACNCTAAAGTGTAAGCTAACAAAAAATGGCGAAGATATAAGTAGCCATACTGCTAGTAACACCTATAAGACTTTGGGAGAGGTCTTAGGTTGTGATTTCAAAACATTCACCCAACTTGTTTATCAGAATACTAATACAAGTTTACAGTTCTTAACTGCGACAGATACTAACCGTAAGAAGTTTTTAATAGATTTATTAAAACTTGACGATTACGTCGCATTTTTCGAGGTGTTCAAGGAAGGAGTACGTAGTGCAACGCAGGAAGTAACAGCCCTGACTGCTAAAACAGATACTATTGTTAAATGGTTAACAGACAACAAATTAGAGACTACAGAGATATTATCCAAAATGGATTTACCAAAAATCTCGGATAAAGACGAACAGACTTTACGTCAGTTACAAATAGACTTTGAAAATATCTCGGAAAAAAATAAAAAAATCAACACCAATAATAATTTGTTAGAGAAGTTGAAGTCAATAGACATTACTTCTCTCAGAGATGATTTTCGTCTATACCCGGAGTCTGTGGACACAGCAGGGGTAATAGGCGCTATTGGAGCTTGGAAATCAGAACTTAGTCACGAAGTAATGATGCGTGATAAGTATGAAAGCTTAAAAAACATGGAAGACCAGGAGTGCCCAACCTGTGAAC